CCAAGCCGCTGAGATAGCGGCACTCCGAGATGAAGTTGTGGAGGCCCGAACACTCGACAAGGGCTTCTATGAGTGGATGATCGAACGCGATCTGCTGGCGCGCGGCGAGGAAGTCGAATGGGGTGATATTGTCGTTGCCCTGACCGAGCATGAAATCGAGCTTACTCGGGCCGATCCACCCTTAAAGGAGAAGACGCATGACCGCCGATGACACCGCCCGTTCCGCGGTGCTCATGGCCGCAGCGGTCTGGGCCACCAGCAACGCCGCATGGGTCGCCGCAGGCAGCCCAGCGAAGGCCACCAACGCCCTGGAAGACCTCGTTATCACCTGCCGCAAGGAGGCTCACGCAGACCTCCTGAACGCCGCCTCCGCTCTCATCCCTACCGATAAAGGAAACAACGCGAAATGATCCTCTCAGCCCTCATGGCCGCAAGCCTGACACTGACCCCGGTGCAGCAAGAAGTTCCCCGCCCCATTCAGAAGCAGGCGGAACTCACCACCGTCGTGCTGATCTCCTGCCGCCCAGTCATCGACCCGGTCTACTGGGACAGGTGGCTCCCCATCGCGCTTAACCTGGGCGTCACTGAAGAATACATCGCCGCTGCGCGGGAAGTCGTCGCGCGTGACCCGTACCCCGTGACCGAAACGCTGTGCCTGAACGCATTGGCGTCGGCGCTCGACAAGCTCGAAGAGCTCTCTGCGCCAGCCAAGGCCGGTCAGTGATGGGCGGGACCATGACACAACGATCCACCCCCTCCGTGCGAGAGCACATCGCCTGTGCCATCACCCTGGCAGGTGGTCAGGTGAAGCTGGCGGCCCTCCTCGGCGTCACGCAGCAGGCCGTCAGCGGCTGGCTGACTGGTGCCCGCTGGATGCCCGTGCGCCAAGCCCAGGCCATCCAAGAGCGGCTCGGCGTGCCCGCCGCGAACCTGGTCAACCCAGAGAAAGTGCTGGGATAGTATGACCACCGAGAAGGACAACCTCACCGCGGCTCTCGAGCCGCTGACATCTCGCGCTCGCACCGACGTGACCGCTATCAAGGCCGCGACCGGCATGGCCTGGACCCGCGAGCCTCTGACCGAGGCGCGCTTGAAGCGCCACCTCGACGGCACGATGCCCCGCGGCGTCTGCCCCATCAAGGCGGGCGAGAGCACGACCAGGATCGCCCTTTTCGACCTCGACAGCCATAAGGGGGCGACCTCTTGGGAGGACATGGTGTCAGTGCTGGCCCGCCTCGAAGGCGCGCTGCAGGCGCACGGCCTGAACCCGGTGCCCTTCCGCTCGACGGGAGGCAACGGCATCCACACCTACCTGGTCTGGGATGAGCCGCAGGACGCCTACTCGGTGCGACAGCTCTGCAAGGCCGTGCTGCTTGAGATCGGCTACAAGGACGGAGCCAAGGGCGTCGCCCAGGGCGAGATCGAGGTCTTCCCCAAGCAGGACAACGTGCCAGAGCACGGCTTCGGGAACCAGTTCATCCTGCCCCTAGCTGGCAAGAGCGCGCCGCTCGAGCCGCTGTGCGACTATGAAGTGATGGATCGCGACTACGCTCTGCAGCTGGACTGGCGGCCGAGCGCCCCTGTGCCGGTGGTGCAGAAGCCTGAAAAAACCGCAGGTGCCCAGACGCCCGCTCTTGTGGGTGCCGCTCTCAAGCCCCTCGCAGCCGCCCTGGCCGCCATTCCCAACGACACCAGCCCGCTGGGCTATGACGAGTGGCGCGACGTCATCTCGGGCATCCACCACGCCACCCAGGGCTCGGACGAAGGCTATGCCCTGGCCTATGACTTCTCGGCCAGGGCCCCGCACTTCGATGAGGAGGAGCTGGCCATCAAGGTCTGGGCCTGGCTCGATCAGAAGGGCGAGACCGCCAACCCCATCACCGAGCGCACGATCTTCGCCAAGGCCCGCGAGCACGGCTGGCAGGACGTGGCCTCGGCCGACGACTTCGAGGACTTGACGCCGGTGGTGCTGGAGGGAGAGCAGGTCGATCTGCTCCTCCCCTCCTTTGAGCGTGACGGCAAGGGCAGGATCGAGGCGGTCCTCGGCAACGTACGCTCGGCCCTCCTGCGGCCAGACGTCTGCGGTATGGACATCAGGTACGACACCTTCAGGGACGAGATCGTCTATGCCGACATCGATAGTCCCGACAAGTGGCTCGCCTTCAAGGACCACCACGCCGTCGAGCTGCGGCTGACCCTGGAGAGGTTGGGCTTCAAGCCCGTCGGCCGCGAGCTGATCCGCGACGTGGTCGATTACATCTCCCAGATGCAGCCGGTCGACAGCGCCCAGGTCTGGCTCGAGGGCCTGACGTGGGATGGCGTGTCGCGTGTCGAGGGTTTCTATGAGCGGTACTTCAGCGCCGCCCCAGGGCCATATACCACTGCCGTCTCGCGCTACATCTGGACGGCGATGGCGGGCAGGGTGATGGTGCCGGGCGTCAAGGCGGACATGGTGCCGATCCTCACCGGCGAGCAGGGACAGCGCAAGTCCTCGGGGATCGAGGCTATGGCCCCCTTCGACACCTTCCGCGAGATGAACTTCCACCAGAACGAGGATGCCCGCGCTCGACTGATGCGCGGGTGCCTGATGGTGGAGCTGGGCGAGCTCTCTGGTCTCAAGACCAAGGCCATCGAAGAGATCAAGGCGTGGACCGCCCGGCGCAAGGAGGACTGGGTGCCGAAGTACAAGGAGTTCTCGACCACGCTACTGCGCCGCTGTGCCTTCCAGGGCACCACCAACGAGGGTCAGTTCCTCGACGACCCCACGGGCGAGCGGCGCTGGTTGCCGGTGGCCTCGGGCGTTGTGGATGTCGAGGGTATCGCCCGGGATCGCGACCAGCTCTGGGCGGAAGGGAGGGTGCTCTTTGAGGATGGCGGCGTCGCGTGGCGCGAAGCCGAGACCCTCGCCAAGGGCATCCACGAGGACTACAGGGTCACCGACACCTGGGAAGACGCCATCGAAAAGTGGCTCGAGACCCCCGACCTGGACGGCACTCTGCCGGGCGGGGAGGGCTTCAAGACGCACGATGTTCTGACGCAGGCCCTCTACTACCGCGAACACGCAATAAAACGCGCGGACGAGACGAGGGTAGCGAAGGTGCTGCGGGCCCTCGGTTTCTGCCAAAAAGTGCAGAAAGAGGGGGACAAGTCGGTTCGGAGGTGGGTGCGGGAGTGAATGTCTACACTTTCTACAGTGCCTCTACGGACGTAGTGTAGAGTCTCAAACCCCCGCCAGCAGGGCGTTCGAGGGGGTCTCTACACTCTCTACACTACTTCTCTTATGTAAGTGTAGTAGAGTACGGTACAGGGGCCCTGTAGGGGGCCCCTGGGGAAAGGTAGGGAAAAAGTGCTGTTGAAGTGTAGAGGAGGCCCTTTTTTCCCCGTATTCAGTCGTTAAATCAAAGGCTTACCCCTCTACACTCGCAAGTGTAGACGACCGTAGATGAACAGGAGCACGTAAAAAATGGCACGTTTGGGCGAGAAGCACCACGACGCGAAGCTGACCAACGCAGAGGTCGAGCTGATGCGGTCGATGTATGATGAGGGCGGCTGGAGTTATGGCACGCTCGCCAAGAAGTTCGATGTCCACAAGGCGACGGTCGCCGACATCATCACATTCAGGATCAGGAAGAGCGGCTGACGAACTCTGCTCGTATGGCTATGCGCGGTTCGCGTGCCGTACCTTCCCGGGCACAATGGTTAGACCTCTCTTGAACCCAGAAGGCCGATACACCCCCGAAGTGGCGGCCAGCATCTTGGACCGGCTCCGTGAGGGCGAGACGCTCGTCGACATCTGCCGGTCGCCCGGCATGCCCTCCCGCAAATCGGTCCACAACTGGGTCGCCACCAACCCCGAGTTCGCCGCCGCCTATGAGCTGGCCCGCGACCAGGGCTTCGACGCCATCGCCAACGACGTGATGCGCATCGCCGATCAGACAGAGCACGACACCATCGTGACCGCCTTGGGCGGGCCCAAGGCCAACGCCGAGTGGATCGCCCGCTCCAAGCTGCGCGTCTGGACCCGCATGCAGCTGCTCGAGAAGTGGTCGCACCGC